CGGTATCCTTTCGGGAAGACTTCTTTATTCCCGAATATAAATTTGAATGATATTCTTGAGATAGAATTTCAATTGGGTTATGCTATGGGCATTCGACCACAATTTAATGATGTGGAATTCTTTGAATTGATTTGGATGTTTGAAAGAATGGCCGAACAAAGAAAGAAAGAAAACGAAGAACAAAAAAAGAACCCGGGTGATATGTCAATAGGTAATATGCTTGGAGGAATGTAATTGAACCAGGAACAGAACAAGGGACAAGATTTTGTCTCTCAAAAAAACTTAAAGAATCAGTTATTTGGAAAGAAAACTGAGGACGTTGGTGCGCTCAATAAGACAATGGGTTCATTTGCTTCTAATAATATTAAAGCTTTGAACTCATTGAATAAGCAAATAGGAACGCTTAATCAAAACATTTCAAAATTAGCAAAACCAACATCTCAAAAGAAAGACCTTGTACGTAGAGAAGACCCATCTTTAAAACTTTATAAATCAGTTGACGACCTTGAAGGATTGTTTACAGAAAGCCTTAAAATCCAAAAAGAAGCCAATAAGAAGAAAGTCGGTGGTTTGCTTGGACTCTTTGGTGGATTGGCGAAGTTCGCTGCTTTGGCTATTGCTGGTGGTGGTCTATTAGGATTCTTAATGACAGGTAAAACAGAATTCTTATTTAGTACTGTAAAAGGTCTCAAAAAGTTTTTTATTGATATTCCGATAATGATGTTTAAAGCTACAAGAGCAATGGCAAAGATGGTCGCTGGTTCTGTAAAGATTGCTGGAAATGCTGTGAAAGGTACTATAAAACTTGCGAAGAGTGCAGGAAATCTGGTGAAGAACGCCGCTAGAGTAGGAAAAGCATTTCAAAAAGGCGGTGTAGCTGGAGCAGGGAAAGCTATTTCAAGAATTGGTAAGGCTGGTAAGGCAGCGAAGTTGGGTGCCAAATTAGGTGGAAAGGCGGCGGCCAAAGGAGCCGGTAAGGCAGCGAAGTTGGGTGCCAAATTAGGTGGAAAGGCGGCGGCCAAAGGAGCCGGTAAGACTGTTGGTAAAACATTCCTTAAAAAGATTCCTGTTGTTGGTGGTCTTCTTGGATTGTTCTTTGGAATACAACGGTTCAAGAAAGGAGATATTGTTGGTGGTATGCTTGAAATAGCATCCGGTCTTGCATCAACAATCCCCGTAGCAGGAACCGCTATTGGTATTGCTATTGATGCTTTCTTACTTTTTAGAGATTTCAAAGGAGTAAAGCTCGACGGCGGGGAAAAGAAAGAAAAGAAAAAAGGTGGAATCGGTAATAATATTTTGAGGAACATACCAGTTGTTGGTTCTGTAATGAGATTTATGGAAGGTGTTAAGTTGTGGAAAACTGACAAAATTGGAGCAATGAAAGCAATAGCTGGTTCTGTTGGAAGTTTAATTCCTGGTGGTGGTTTAGTGTTTGATTCTATTTTTGGCATCATAGATATGTTTAAAAAAGATAAAAATGAAATTGATGCTGTCACTGGAGCAGATGCTTCCGCAAGTGTTAAAGATATTCAGGCCAGTGGAGCAGGCGCAAAACCAAAATCTAAGAAAGGATTTATGGCCAAAGCATGGGGTGCCACGAAAAAGGCCGTCTCGTCAGTTGCCGATTCAACAGTTTCGGCTTTACAAAACGCAACTTATGAAAGAGCCCAACCAGACGGAAAACAAAGAGGTGTTGAAGATATTGCCGGACAAAGAGGAAAAGGTTGGTATACTTATAAACCTTGGAGTCCGATATTAAATAAATTAGATAAAAAAACTTGGAATAACTTTCAAGGAATGGCCTCGGAGTATTTTGATAAGACGGGCAATTTACTCCAGATTAACTCAGCTTACAGAAATCAAAAGGGAAGCGTTCATGGAGCTGGGTATGCAATGGACATAAATTCAACAGACGTAAATAATCTTGAGAAACAAGGTTTGATGGAAAAGTGGGGATTTCATAGACCTTTAATTGGTATGAGTCCATCGGAGACTTGGCATGTTGAACCATATCCAGGTAAAGATTATGGAGCAAGAAATACAAATAATTATGCAATTAGAAGCTCTGTAGCAAAAGGAAAAGCCGAATTTGGTGGGGATAACTTGAATCTTCCACAATCAGAAATTAGTGGAAAGGTTACGGCATCTAACCAAAATAATAAAATAGACTTGACCGATGCAACTATTCAAGCATTGGCACAAGCCATGGGAGCTTCTTTCAAAGGAGTAATACCAAAATCAGGTATACAACCATCTGGCGCAAATGTAGCGATGAGAGGATAATATGGGATTTTTAGCAGGAATGTTAGATAAATCAGTATTTAATCAGAAAACTTATCAGTCAGCAATAGGAAAATCAGGTGAAAATGGTTATGCTGTTGTTAGAATTAAACCAAATTATTCGAGATTAAATAGTCAGACTCCAGACCCTGCTATTAAAGGAGTTTATGATTATTCCTCTGGTGGTTTGAGTTTTAATATTGAAGCTAATTGGACAGATTTGGGACAAGTCGGAGGGGCTGTTTTACCAACCCAATCTTCAACTATTAAAGGAGCTTATGATTGGGTAAACAACGCCGCTAGTGTTGGTGGTATATCTAATATCGGTGCGGGTATATCATCCCAATTAATTTACCAAAAAAGTGGATATTTAGAAATTAAAATTCCTATGATGATTGTAGATTGGAATGGTAAAGGCCAACCAATTTTAAGTTCTTTGCTTTTAGCCAGTTATTGTTTACCTACATTTGTTGATGATATAAAAGAAGAGGTAGAAGATTTTATGAAAAATATTAAAGAAAAAGTTAATGAAGCGGCTCAAGATAGTAAAAATCCGGTTATTAAGTTAGCGGCAGCCGCCACTTCTGTTGCTATTGAAGGTGCTGAATCTGGTGGCGAATTTGTTGCAAAATTTGCAAGTAAAGCTCCGGATAGTATTAAAGATGCTTTTAATTCAACAGGAAAAAATGTTGAAAATAATGTTGGTGATTTGAGGGACGCATATACTGTAAGATCATCTCCTACTTCAGTTACTGTTGAAATCGGTCAGTTTTTTAAGAATGATGATATGGTTATAAAAGGAGTAGATTTTGAGTTTTCTAAAGAAGTTACAAGGGACGGTCCTTTGTTTGTTAAAGTTAATCTTAGTTTAAGTTCAAGAAGAATTTTAACTGGAATTGATAATATTGGTTTAGCTCCTATTAATAAAAATTCAAGATATCAAGAAGTTGGTGGTAACGCCACAGGATTTTAATTATGCCACAAAGTAAATACAATAGAAGTAATTTTACAGAAGAAGTCACAGTTGACGGAATTATAGAGCAAGATTTGGCTGATAATAATTGGGATTTGTTTGAGATAAAAAGGCCAATGACTTTCTTTACATTGTCAAGGTCATATATACAAAGACCTGATCTACTCTCATTAAAGCTTTATGGTAAGTTGGTTTATTGGTGGATACTTGCTAAAGCAAATAATATTGATGATTGGTGGAACGATGTTGCTGTTGGGGATGTTATTGATGTTCCTAACATAAGAGATATAGAAGATTGGTATGCTTCTGTTAGGATAAGGAGAAAGAATTCAAATGTCTGAGTTCGGTCAACTCCCCGGTCAACAATTCTATCTTGAAATAACTATTGGAAAGGATAGGTACAACCCTAATAATATTCAATATTTAGTTATAAAAGAATGGATTTTTAATATCCTTCCAACGATAGAACTACAAATTATTGATGAAGGATATTTAACTGAAGTTGTTCCTATTGAAGATGCTACTGATATTAAAATAGTCTTGGCTAAGAACGAAGATGATAAAAATACAAAAGAAATGACTTTTACAATAGACGATTATAATGTTGGAATTCAAGGAGATAATAGAAAGAGTATCGTCACCATATCTGGGCATCTTAAGGCCGATAATATGTTCAGGTCGCAGGGTAGAAGTTTCTCACAACAGAACTCTGCTCGTGTGTTGGAACAAATAGCAATAGAATCAAAACTCAAATTCTCTAACCCACATAATATTGTTCCATCTGACAGTATGACTTGGCATCAGTCCGCGAAGTCTAACTATGATTTCATTAGACATGTGATTAAAAGAGCTTATATCCCATCAGATTCTATGTTTTGTTATATTAATACTGAAAATGAATTTGTTATTACATCGTTGAATTCTGAAATAGAGAAAAAGGATGTTAAAAGGGCCAAATTTAGTGTTGAAAATTCTGAACTTAATGTTAAGGATGATGAAGACCCTGACGATACTATTTGGTTCAATACTTATAGTATTGTAAATTATTCTGGATATTTTAATAAGAGAGTTGGGTATGGTGTAGGTTATGCTTATTATGACTTGGATGGAAAAGAGCAGTTTAAAGAATTTTCTAACATTAAGAAACTGACTAAACTTTCATTTAGAAATAAAAAAAATGTCGGAGATATATTTTATTATAATACAAACACTCAAGATTATGTTGAATCAAATGTTTATAGTGAAAAATATTTTGAATCAATTTCAAGAAATCATTTCCTTATGGATAACTTCTTTGCAAATTCAGTAGTACTTAATGTTAATGCTCTTAGTCAAGTTAATTTGATGGATACTTTAGATGTAGATATTCCTTCTTTAATTTCAAGAGAACAATCTAATAAAGTTATGTCGGGATTTTATCTCGTTGCCGGAGTTCAACATGAGATTTCTAATGGTGGTATATATAGAAAGAAGATTGCTCTTGGAAGAAATGGAATGAATGAAAGTTCAGCTGTTAAAAAATATGAGGTTGAATAATGGGAACACAAGAAATTCATCACGTAAGAAGAGACACTGGTAAAACTATAGAGGAAATACAGAAAGATTTTTTTGACGACAGAGACCCAGAAGAAATTGAAGGTTGGTATACTGGTAAAGTCGTGGATAACAACGACCCTGATAAAGAAGGTAAGTGTCGTATTAGAGTCTTTGGAGTATTTGATAATAATGTTCCAGATGAAGATTTACCTTGGGCACTACCAGACTTTACATTTGTTGGTAGTTTAGTTGGAAATTTTATAGTACCTCCTGTAGGAGCTTTAGTCAAAGTTTATTTTTGTCAAGGAGATATATATTTCCCACATTATACAACTAAAGCGGTCCAAAAAAATAAACAACCAACTCAAAAGGATACTGATTATCCTGACAATATGGTTATGTGGGAAACCGACGATGGAGATTATTTAACAATTAATCGTAAGTCT